TTCATTTGTCTCCTATTCAAATTCTAATTTTACTTTTCCGTTTGTTATGATCTTTCTGATGCTATTTCCAGATTAAATCTGCACGTTACGTGCTGTCAAAAAATTTTTCTCTTATAAAAGAAATTGTATTTTTCGCGAATATGAGAAGCTCTGAAAGATATTCATGAATTTGAAATCTGTCAGGCATGGGACAAAATGCCACATCTTGTTGAATTTACAGAGAACTCGAAGATCGTCATAAGTTTCCAAATTCAAGTAATCCATCTTCTGTCACTATTCCAGAAGAATCATTTGCTAATATTCTTGTATTGACTTTAGAAGATGCATCGTGATATGTTCGTTGTTTCTCCTTGCTGACGTACTTGCCCTCGGACAGATCTGTGTATCTTACATGCTTGAGTTTATCTGCCTCCGTGCTGTTCTTCTCGTCAATCTTCGCCTGTATCTGTTTGTACAATTCTTCTCCTAACAGTTCCTTTAATTCCATTGTTCCATCCTTTCTTGGCTTTAATTGTAGCCACACATGGCAGTTATCACTCTTGCCTGAGTTATTTTATCGTCACAGTTTTACCGCCTTAAGCCGATTTTGGGCATAAAAAAAGACCATGGTAAAAACACGGTCTGAATTATCTGCTATTCCGTTTCTACTCCACTATTACCCAGTCTTCAGCAAGACAATCGTTTATACTCGGCACCCACATGGAGTGTGAACCATCAACACATCTGATCTGCAGATATGGGTTACACTTGAATAAGTCACCCTCGCTGATTCCCCAGGCTTCTGCGGTCTGCTTGTTACATGGTATGCCATCAGGATATCCCTTCTGGAATACAACAAACATTCCTTTGCCATTCCAACCCTTTCTTGCAACTCTGAAGCCCTTCTTGAACATTTCAAGAGCAATCCCAAACGTCATGTTGTCACATGGTCTGTATGCTTCGTTAAACTGCTTCTCCGGCGACCAGCTCTCATATCCATCTGAATATCTTACGAGATAGCCTTCATCTGCTGGATTTTCTTCCGCTGGAATCTGCCATCCTCTGTAATTGTTATAGTCGCCTCTTGTCATCGGTCTTGCCTCAATCTGTTTTGTTCCAATGTACTTCTGCATTCTTTCATCCTCCTATTTTTTGCATAAAAAAAACACCATACATCTCTGTACAGTGCTCGTAATCCATCTAGCATTATTTTCTATTCTTCTCCTATGTGTCTTTTGCCGGGTTTATATAGTTCTTCTATAACTCCATTGGCTATATCTCCGCCTACGTATCCTGGACCATACAACTTGTCTAAATGAGATAAAAATTCTGCATCACGAGGCAAAGTACCAAACTTTTCTCTTTGTTTATCATATTCTTCATACGATGTAATATTTAAAAATTCTTCTTTTAAATTCATTTTAAAGACTCCTCTACTAACCCGATTTCATATGTACTAAGGATTGTTTTATCTTTTTGATACACTCTGAAAAGCTCTGAGGTGGATTCCAATAAAAATTCAGTTTTTATACTTCCATCCGGATTAACAGCATCAGATATGCGGCTAACATATAACCTGCCTTGATATTCGCTAATAAATTTATCGCCATGCAATATATAAATATTGAATTTTTCACCTGAATCATTTTCATATATTTCCGAAGTAATATCTGCATCGCTTAATCCTTCAGTCAAATATTTCATGTATTCTTCCACAACTTTAGGATCCAGCATACGTTCTTCTATCAGATGTCCAAATTCATGGTCTATATTCTCTTTCTCAGCACCTTTGGCAACGTTGATAACGCCTTTTTTCACATCACAACTACTGCCATTCTGACCCATATTAAAGGTTACATCAGCCATCGCTTTCTGCACTTTATCCGGCAACTGTGAATATGCGTCAACAACAGCTTTTTCATCTCGAATAATGTTGACATCCGACTTTGACGCTTTAAACATTATATCTTTTATATTATCACCATTTTTTGTATTAGCAATATCTTTTTCATGCTCAATCTGAAACGACACTTTAAAATACTTCGTCTGATACTCCTCAAAGTCTGTCGTCTTATCCAGCCCGAAGTATTCCGCTCGATCTTTCAGTCGCTGAAGCTCATCATCATCCAATGCCCATCTTGCTCTCTGTAATATGCAGCACCGGCAATTACAATCCTCTGCCGGATCTCCAAACATCCCCGGAGCATCTACTTGTATACCACCAGCTTCAAAAGGTTCATCTATTTCACGAATCTGTCCATCAAGCAGTCTATGCAGATCTCTTGTATTGCCATCAAAAGTGGAAAGCCTCAGATCATCCATGTTCCATTCACGCCGAAGGAAATAGATCTACTCTGGAAGAACATAAACTATGGTGTTGTTGATATGATTCTAATTGGTATATACAGCGGATGGCGACCACAAGAACTGTCTATCTTGAAAATAGCTGATATTGATCTGGAAAATAATACCATGTTCGGCGGTCTTAAGACTGATGCAGGGCGCAACAGGTGCGTTCCTATTCATTCAAAAATAAGAGATCTGATCATAAAACGAATAGATCAGGCTAAAGAATTGGAATCCGATTATTTATTCAATGATCCAGATAGTCAGTCTGGTATGCGCATGACATACGACAAATACAGAAGCCGTTGGAATAAGGTCATGGGAAAATTACAACTCTCCCACCGTCCTCACGATACAAGACATACATTTATTACATTGGCAAAAGATGCTGGTATGGATGAGTACATCATAAAGCTGATAGTTGGTCATTCTATCGAAGATGTGACTGAAAAAGTCCCCCACAGAACTTTAGATCAATTAAAAGAAGAAATAGAACTGATACAATAA